GCTTCTAGACGTAGCTTGAAAATACCGCTAGCTTGATTTACGTATGATACGGCAAAATCAGCAAGCTTAGAACTTCCTAGGCGATCATATAGCTTGGACGCCACGGTGTAGCCGCTCATGTTGACCGGCACACCAGAAGCATCCTTGTATTGCAACTGAAGCTCAAAAGTTGCGCCCTGATAAATTGTAATATCGTGTTTACCTGGCGTAATCATGATAAGCTTTTTCTTTTATTGTAGGCGAATTATGCAATTTCTACCCAGCCGATCATCCCAAGAGCTTTGGCGTTAACAGAACTGTCGACAGTCAAAATGAGGGTGTCGCTTTCGCCAGACGCATTTTGCCCTAAGGAAAGACGAATGGCCACTGCAATGTCGTAATTATTCGCACTACCTTGGCTTACAAAGCCTGCATCGACCACTGTGCCGCCTGTCGCAGTGCCACTAGTTGTAACTTCTACATTGCCCCTTTGATTATCCGCAGCGTTCCACACAACTCCACTTAGCGTTGGATTAAGACGAAGCCTCCATAGCACAACATCGCTAGAGGAAGTAGCAGTGGAAATTCTCACAGGCAAAATAACATTACCAGTGCGACCACTTGCCATGCGGATGCCAGCAGTGATACGCTCTCCAGAAGTGTTGGCGACAGTGGCTAGATCATGACCCACTGAATACACAGCGCCATCTGGTTCATATCCTCCCTCACTAAGAATGCTGCTACAAATTTGCTTCATAGTTCGCCCTGAAGCTTGAGTGGAAGCATTGTGAATACGATAGGACAATGGCAAAATAGCTGTTGTCATATATGCACTAGTCAATGTGTTGTAATGATTAAATTCATGGCAATAGATAATCTCGCCATTGACTACAAAGCCAGCTCTTACTCGTCCCACGCCAAGCCATTCAAGGTCGGCAGTGAAAATTTGAGCTTTAGAGATGTCTAGCGAATCAAGAGTGTTGATATTCCATGCTGATTGATTGACAACGTTCTCAACAACAGCGCCAGACGTGAAGCTTCTAATGACCATTTGCAGCGTAGTGCCACTTGCCCTAAACATCACTCCATTCTGATCATCAAAAAATCCCACTTCCTGAATGAGGCCTGTTGTTGGCGTAGCGCCGGCAAAGCTTTGCATGATCATCATGCTCTTTCCTGGTTGGTACGGAAAGCATTGCTTGGTTCTACGCAATACTGTATCGCCAGACGCAGTTGTAGTCGTCAAAGCAGTGCTGCTTTCATTTGTTAAATACGTGACCACACCTCCGTTGGACACGCGATCGAACCATTGGTCAGCACGCTTGTCATAACGCATCGTGCTATCAAAAAGCGTATAGGGAGCACTGGTGCGAGCACGACCAAAGGCATCAACGGCTCCACTATCAGGGCCTGTCTTTAAGATCTGTCCACGATAGTCAGCTTCAATATGAGTTTCAAACTGTTCACCGCCTGCAATGATTTGGCCCATGAGAAACAATGCTTTCTTCCATTGTACTGCTAAAAGAAAAAGGGCCTTTCGGCCCCGTAATTATTTGCCTTGGCCTCGCATAAGCTTGCGCCCATGAGAAGCTTTGCTATTCGCTCCATTGCCTTGCCTAGTCTTCTTGCGACGATTAGGAGAATGAAGCCTCTGGCCGCTAATGCCAACTTTGGATTTTGCTGCCATTTATCAGCTCCAAGGCAGGCCAGTACCAGTAGTGGGAGTGCGTTGTTGAGAAATTTGTTCTGCAAGGGCGGCTTCAATTTCTGCCACTTTCTCATCGCCAAACTTATCTTTCACCCAGCCGGTGACGATTTCAGGGGTGAGCTGAGCATAAGGAATCTCGTCGTCCTCATCAGGGGGTTCAAGGCCAAGACTGCCGTATGCCGAACTAGCATACGTGCCATCATCGGCAGAAATCGTATAGTGAACCGTGTAGACGATTCCATCAGCAAGGTGGCGCTCAAGATTTGCAACGCCCCATTGGTAAGTGATTGCCATGATTAAAAAGAATGGTCTTTGTTAGTTTAACAATGGAAGGAACGGTGGTTTCTTCGGGAAACCGCCAAAGAGAGGAGTGACGTGGACTACCAGGTTTAAGCCCAGAGACTAAGACGCTTCAAAAGCTCCTCAACAGCGTTAAGAAACTCATTGCGGTTCATCTCAAGGCCGTGCGTACCTTCGCCTGCGTACTCCTCAAACACTCTGTTTGCAGTTTCCCAGGCATCGTCAGAAAGTTCAGGCATAGAAGTGAAGGGGACCAGTCTCGCTAATGATTAAGCATTTGCTCCTGCTCCAACTAAAGTACAAGTAATTACACTGGATGTTGCGGTTGTCCAGGTGGACGTTGCGGTAATTTGACGGTTTGAATTAGAATACGCAAAAGTTAACGCTACGTTATTGGGCGAGGAGTTATCTACACTATCAACTAAAGTAAACACAGCGGTGCTGCCAGAATTGTAAATCTTTACTCGATATTCTGCAAGAAAAGATTTACTAGAATCGGTCAGTTGCTGGCAAATGTAAAGAGTTCCAATGAACGAACTGTAGATGTTGCTGCTAATTGCAACATCAATGACACAATTTAATGTTGTTGCAGACGCTGTAGTCGCAACTCTATTTGTAATTCCGCCACCATTTCCAGCCCTTACGGAGAATTGATCAGCTAATTGGATGACAGCTCCACTGCTTGGTGCGCCAGAGCTAGTAGACGTGCCCACTAGGAGGCGGCCGGAGCTGTCGATGCGGGCGCGTTCGGCGTTGTTTGTGTAGAACTGCATGACGCCATTGCCGGCATCAATGTAGATCATGTTTTGTGTATTGTGCCCACCCGTGTAATACGTGCCCGCGCTATCAGCGCCAATTAGACCGCCAGTATTACCACTGCCAGCATTGCGATATAGCTTTAAGAAGTAGCCGCTGTTATCACGCTCAACAGTAGAGACTTCAGTAGTGCTCGAACCACCAGAAAGATTGAGGACGTGAAGCCTGCTGCTAACTGCAGTAGTGCCAATCCCTACTAGCCCTGTGCTTGTAAATGTTGCAAGCGTTGTGTTAGCAGTGTCATTGCGAATCTGAAGCGAACCACCTCCAGCGACGCCTCTAATACCGTAGTACCGAACGCCGCCATCGCCAATTAGCAAATCAGCGTTTGTGCTTCCGGTAGATTCGATTAACGCAGTTGCGCTTGAACCTGCAACATGAAGATTGCGGCCAGGCGAACTAGTTCCTATGCCCACGAGCCCTGCCGATGTGATGCGCAGGCGTTCGGTGCCGTTGGTGTGAACAGTAATTGGCAGGGTTGTGCTTTCCGCTGTAATGCGCAGTGCTTCAGAATTACTTGGATAAGTAATAAGAGAAGCGCGCCTAGTACCATCAGTTGCCAGATTGATCCCAGCAACAGTCGTACCTCCTGAAGAGTGGTTAACAGTTAGATGAGTTTGCCCAGCAAATACAACTACTGGCGCAGCTCCTACTCCAACATTCCCATTCGCATCCACAAACAACCTGCCAGACCCACCAGTGCTGATGGCTACTTGGTCTGCACCGGGACTATATAGGCCAGAATTTGCGTCTCCGCTAAAAAATAATCCGGGCGTGGAGGCATCGCCTGCAACAATACCAAACGCACCAGTCATGGTGTCGCCAGTGACGTTTACAAACTCGCCAGCCTCACTGCGCCATGCAGCGCCATCCCAAATCTTAAACACATAAGTGCCACCACTGGTATCAAGCCATTGTTCGCCAAGGCTATTACCAGCAGTGCCACCACTTGCAGGGCTCACATTAGGAGCAGTTGCACCAACATGCACAGGCCCCACTTTTACTAAATTACCGTTGCTGTCCTTAAAGAAAGCCCCAGGGCTTCCACTTGCATAATTAATGGCCAATTGGCCATCAACCATAGAAGCAGGATTAGGACGCTTATTAAGCGTTGATGAACGCAGATGCTGAAGAACACCAGCCATAATTAAAGCCTTTCGGAATTACAGAAGACTATTAGTCTTTTGCAATTCTAAAAGGCTTTCCTTTTTAATGATCAGAATGTGCCTTCATCAATAGTGGCATCAATGGTACCAGCAGAGAAATTACCACTTGCATCACGAGCAACAATTGCACTAGCAGTGTTGGAGCTAGTAGCAGTGGTGGCACTGTTGCTCACTTTTCCAACCGTAGAAATAGTGGAAAGCTTAGTGTCGGCAATGCTGCCAGCGAGCATCAAATTAGTGACTGTACCAGTGTCACCAGTAGTGATAATTGTGCCAGTAGTATCTGGCAATGTCACCACTTTGTCTGAAGTGGCATCAGCGGCTGCAAGCTGAATTTCAAACGCATTGTCAGTGGCCCCTTCAAAAAGAAGAGTGCCAGCGCTTCCAATGACCACTTCACCCGTGATGGTGCCGCCAGCTCGTGGCAGTGCTGCATTAGCTAAATCAAAAGCACTCTTAACTGCAGTGGCAGTAGCGGCAAGCGTAGAGCTGGTGGTGGAAGTGCTGTCAGTAAGAATGACAGTTCCTCGTACGCTTGTCGTGGCATCAGGGATGGAAATAACTGGCGTTGTGGAGCCACTGACAACAGTGAGTGGCGAATTGACACTTACTGAAAGAACTGTGCCACTTGCAGGCGTCACCCATTTCACGCCAGTACCAAATGCTGAATCAGCAGTCAACACTTGACCATTGGTTCCTGCTGCCTGCTTAATCAGCGTGGTGCCACTACCAACAAGAAGATCTCCCTTCGCATAAGAATTAATGCCAGTTCCGCCATAGCCAGTAGCAAGAATGCCACTCGCCACATTGTTTACATTTCGGCATTCAGTGCTAACTTCCTCAAGAGCAGCTTGTACATTGCCAGCAGAAATGCTGGCTGCAGGAGAGAACGAAACCTGTGCGGCAGTTTGAGAAAGATAGGTAGAGCTAACATCTACTTCCGTCCAAGCAGTGCCATTGCAAAGTAAAATATCGGGCGGCTGCAAAACAGTAGTGGGAGCAGGAGACGTACCTGTTCCTCCACTAGATACAACCACGTAATAACGATTGAAAGTGGCAGAAGGAGTGGGAAGTGGCTGGCCAACAGTTAAACCAACTGCTGCACCATCACTGCTAGTGCTCGCAACCGTATTTCCACTTGCATTGTAAGTGCCAGCAAAAATAATCTCTCCCACTGAAATGCCAACAGGATTCCAAACGTTGCCATCCCATAGATAAAGATCTTTCTCCAATGGATTGAAGAAGAATTGTCCAATAAAATCAGCAACTGGCGGCGCTTCGCCAAATTGACTTACTGAATAGTTTGCAAGCTTAGAAGCAAGAATTGAATCATCAGCAATTAAACCGCTACCAAAAGTGCCAGTTGTAATCTTGGAGGCAGGAAGAGAGGGAATGTCATCCGCAACAAGACTTGCTTCACCAGCACTTACGTGTCCCTCCGCATCCACTGTCACTTTGTAATACGTGCCAGAAGCAACACTGTTCGCGTGATTAAAGATGCCGCTAACAGTGACCAAGCCAGTACCAGCTTGTGCCACGCCAAGAGCAGCAGTTGTCGCCTTGGGAAGATCGTTAGCAGTGATAGTCCTGAAAGTAGGAGCAGCATCTGCGCTTCCACTTGCCGGACCAGCAAAAAATCGCGTGGCAACTTGCGTATTTAATGCAGGAACAATGGAAGCACTGAAAGCATCAGGATAGGAAGTGGTGAAGCTATAAACAGTGTCTCCAGAAATAACTGCAGTGGAAAGCCCGGACTGCCTGAGCCATTCACTTCCTGTCCACGTATATTCGATGCCAGTACCAGTGTTAAGCCATTGCTGGCCAATGAAAATACCACTACCGACTGGAGTGGAACCAGCAACAATGGCAGCAGAATTATCTGCCATTTTTGCGCTAGTAACAGCATCGTCACCAATCTTTGCAGTGGTAACTGCTTCATCATTAATCTTCGCTGAAGTGACTGCAGAGTTGGCGATAGTGGCGGCAAACGCCCCCGTGCCAGTGCCTGTAATGTCTCCAGAAAGCGTGATGGTCTGGTCGCCAGTATTTGTACCAGTGGACGTGCCAGAAAAGCTGCCATTCTGCACAGCTAATGTGCCGAGGCCAAGCGTTGCGCGAATGTCCGCAATGCTGGCATCATCAAGAATGGAACGCGCAGCAGAAGTGCAAGCAATTTCTTCTACAGTGCCACCGCTGGCCGAAGACCGACCAAGCAACACATCGCTTGCAGAAGTCGTTTGAATTTTTGCGTAAGAAACAGCTCCATTCGCAATCTTGCCAGTAGTAACTCCACTATCAATAATTTTTGCAGTGGTTACAGCGTTATTCGCAAGCTTATCTACCGTGACGCTTGCATCGACAATTTTGACAGTAGTAACGCCACTGTCAGCAAGCTTTGCCGTAGTAATTGCGCCATCGGCAATATTGGCAGTGACAATAGAAGAAGAATCGT